CCGTAATCGTATGAAGGTCTTTTCCCTGCTGGAACACCTGAGTCATAAGAGAATCCTTAGCTTCAGCCGCCGCCAACCTCAACTCCATCTGCCCATAGTCCGCCACCACAAACTTCCACCCTTCTGACGCCTGAACACAAGCCCTAAACCGCTGATCCCTCGGAATCTGCTGCAGGTTGGGACTCATGCAACTCATCCTTCCGGTATCAGCCCCCAGCTGCATGTAGCTAGCACGAATAAACCCATCCTTTGCCAAGTTCTTTAGCAATGTTTCCGCCATCTGTCGCTTCTTTTCAACTTTCTTCCAGCGCAGATAGTCAGCAACAATCCTGTGATCGCCCACATATTCCTGGAGCGCCATGCGACTGGCACTGGGCTTCCCGTTCTTGGCATCAATCGGCGCCTCACCCAACAACGCAGTGAATTTTTTCAACAACTGCGCAGGACTATTGAGGTTAAACACATCGGGATCTACTTTTTTACCCTTCGGACCAGGCTTTGTCTGGTACAGCAACTTGCCATCAATACCACGGCAAAGTTTGTGACCGTCCGGCAAAGCGGCATCAAAATCCTCAATAAACTTTTCACCTACCTCGTAGTGCTCAATATCCAAATCCTCGATCAGCTGTTTTAAGTCTTTCTCGTTAAACGGCAAACCTGTACGCCACAACTGCGCCATCGCCGGCAACGCATTGCACTCCAAGTACCAAGCTGGGTGGAGCGCAGCTGTCGCCATCCGCTGCTGGATCTGATCAAACAAATCCAACAACACCAACACATCCTTAGCCGCATACTCCAGCTGGCTTTCGGTCAACTCACCCGACCAATCACTTTTTTGCTCTTCCTTAGAAATATCCTCGTGCAGGTAACGCTTTACCAAGTGCTGGAGCCCGTGCTTCACATTGGGCATCCCGTTAGTAAGAATCCGACTGGCCAGCATGGTGCATAGCACTTTGCCCGCCGGATAAATCTCGTGCTCCTGTAGCCAGCCAAGATCAAAAACAGCATTGTGCGCCACCCACGTGCGCTCCACGGTGAAAAATTCCTCAACAACGATCCAGTCGTTGTCATCCAAATCAAAGCAGTCGAGCACCACAGGCGGTTTGCCTGGGGCACCCAACTGCAATAACCGCATCCCGCCCATCTTTGGCTGGAGCTGCGTTGTCTCCGAGTCAAACGCGATCAGCCGTTCATCATCGAGCGTGTGGAGGTGCTCGATACCGAGAAGAAAGTCCAAGCCTGGTAGGGCAACTTGTACCCTACTACTCTAGCAGGCTGTCAACCTCCCGTGCCGAGCACAGCACCGCCGCCGCGAGTGTCCCACCCTCGGGAAGTCCCAGCAAACACCGCTTTCCCCAATGAACGCAGTGCTTGCAAGGCCCCCCATCCTCCTGGGGCTTGTAACTCTGGCGCAACCGATCCATCCGAGTCTCCTCAAGCCCAGCCGGACTGGAGCGATAACACCTCATACACATGACCGGGTTCGTCGTGTGTTTGCCACACTGTTGGCACGGCCTGCTGTTAATAGTGACTGCCATCACTCAGAAAAAAGAGAACACTCGGTAAAAAATCCAGCCTCACCAGCTTCAGGAATATCAAAACCGCACGTGTCTCTATGCCAGTGCTTGCATTTGACACAACCGTTTCCTTGCTGCTGGCGCTGCTTCAATCGACGGCGCGGGATCTCAGGACAGACATCTTTATACGTCCGTCCTGTCCGAATTGAATGAATTGACTGGCGCGATATACCTAAGGCATTAGCCAAGGTGTGGTCAAACCGCCAATCCTCCAAAATCATTTTTACTTCTTTCGGTGTCATCCTGCGACGGTTGTTGGGCATATCCCGCAGAGACACTTGCACCTCTTTCTTGGCAACACGGTCAAAGTAAACATTCCACCTGTGCCCACAACATTTGCACTTCAGCCTGTAGGTGTACAGGTTTGGCTTATGTTTCCACTGATGAGTGTTGGTGATTCGTCTGAAAGTGTGAGTGCAATGGTTAGCCATTCCAGTGCCTGATAACTCCTGCGCAAATGAAAATGTTTGTGATCATGTAAGCCGCCAAGATACAAAAGCGCACCAGTGCAACCTGATCAGCAATCCGGTCGTGCTGGTGCGCCTTTTCTCCCAGGGCCTTGGCGACAACTCGCCACCAGTGTTTAAACGAGTTCGCCATCCTCCAGCTCAGATGCAATAGCCAAAAGGCACGTGCGAATCAGAGCGCGGTTGTTGTGCTGGCGAACAGGTTGCCACCAACGTGGCTCCGGTTCAGTTGGCCACAGACTGTCGGCTAAAAGTCGGAGAGTACCGGCCAATCCGTCTTCAACAGTCGGTGCTTCGTCGTATGCCATGAGAATGGCGACGGCTAAAGCTTTAGCGCTTGTCATTCCCGGTACGCCTCCATAGCCAAGGTATTGATGAGGCGGTTCAGATACCAGCGAGCCTTACAAAAATCCTCATACGGATCCTTCTTCAGCCACGCCCGACTGATGTACTTAATGACCTGCCAATGCAAGCCACCAACAATCGGGTCAGGTGCGTGCCGTACCCAATCTTCGATCACATCAATGACTTCAACCTTCCCAGCCGTGTAATGACTGGGGTGACTCACGTTGTCGTTCATCCTTTTGACGCCTGAACAGCTTTGTCGCCTTGGTATCTCCCAGTGTGGGAGTAGTCCTTGCTGGGCAGCATCGTCATCCGATGAAACACAATCTGCGCAATCCGCATCCCAGGCCACAAAGCAACCGGATGCATGGAACGCGCATTTTGCAGTTCCAGCGTTAGCCTCCCGCAGTAGCCAGGGTCGATATACCCAGCAAGCAAATGCTCGATACCTTCCCTAGCCCGACTGGATTTGAGCGCCAGTTGCCCAGCAATACAGTCGGGCAGCTTGAACTCCTCCAGCGTTTCAGAGAGGATAAATTCATGCGGATGGAGCATGAAAGGTTTTTCTGCCGTGTGCCCAGCAATGGAGTAAGGGACCAAAGTCGGAGAACTCGGTATTTCAACCAGTAAGTTTTTACCTAAGCGCACATCTAGCGAAGCAGGATTCACTAAATCCGCGTCAAAAGGCGTAACTAGCCCTCGTCTAGCCAGAGTGAAGATGTCGATGTCGGCAAGAATAGCCATAGCTACACATGCTCCCAAGCAACACCACTCACAGCCTTACCAAGAGTGCCCTTTCGGACACCTAAGTCCTTAGCCATGTTGGATAGCGAGCACCCATTACGTTTGTGGCGAGTACCTGGCTCATACAACGCTCTGGCACACAAGACCTGTTCTTCACTAAGTTTTGCTTGATTGTTGCGTGATCCAGACTTGGCTTGCTCCTTAGAAGTTTGCCACGCGCAGTTTCCCGGTTCGTAATTGCCCTTGTCGCCAAAGCGCCCCAAGGTAGTTCCTGCAGGACGTTCGCCCATATCGGCAAGGAAGTTCTCAAATGAGTCCCACCTTGGACAGACGCGAACGCCAGCGCCACCGTAATTTTTGTACCCAGTAACTCCGGGTTTTTGGCAGCGCTGGCGCATTGCAACCCACGACTTATAGGTCGGCGTTTGGCCGGTTCTAGTCGCGTGTCCGTGCTGTAGTTCAGCCGCCATCACGCCGCAACCTCAGCGGTCTCTTGCTGGATCGAGACGTGCTTCCAAGTTTTCCCCCATTTGATGCAATTCACCGTTGTGGAGTGCACGCCAAACTCCTTAGCGATCTTGGCCACCGACTTACCACCAGCAGCCAACTGGCGCTTAATTTCCAGCACCTTCGCCTCATCCAGCACCGACACACCCCGCTTTCCTTTGCCCTTGTGGCTGGACTTACGAGTCTTAGTTTGAGACTTCGCTTGGGCGCGAACGATCTTCTCGCCAGCAGGCAGTGGGATGGTCTGCTTGGGGTTAGTCAGATCCAGCGCTACGTGCTGGCAAGTGTCCAGAGCAAAGCGGGCAGCATCAAGCGCCTTATTGATCTGATCGAATTGAGCTTCAGAAAGGATGTACATGTTCATCCGGTGGAACGGGTGCAGTGTAGTAGGGAAGAGCGGGTCTGTGTCAACTCCTAATTAGGCGGAAATTAGGAGATGCTTAGGAGTTGATCGGACTACTGGGCTTCAAGCTGCTCTGCAGTCAGCGCGTCCAATTCGTCAGCAGCAGCGTAAATGTCGTCAACGTCAATTACCAAGCTGTACCAACCTTCATCGCCCCCGGTCACCTCGTAAGCGTTACCCCCGACTAAACCACGAAGCGCAGAGGCAATTAGCGGGGCCACTTCAAGGGCAAACCCCGGCAGCCCTTCTGGTGGTACGTCGTACTTTTTCAGTGTTACGGCCTGCAGAACTGCTCTAGCAACGGGTGAAAGTTCTTTCATGAGGAAGAGAAGTGATGTTGACTAATCGGGCAGGGATTCCAGAGCGTGGCGAAGAGCGTCTATCTCGTCAGGCGTTAAATCACCACTCGGCCCGAAGACCTGCAAAGCAGCTAGCGCTTTGTCCCTCAAGCTCGGCGGCTTGGGGCGGCGGGCAAAAAGAAGCTCATCGGATTCATGGCGCGAATGTCTCCAGCTCACCCACTCTTTGCACGCCTCCAGCTCCTGATCAGCGCCCCAGCGGGCGGCTTGGGTAGCAATGAAAGTTACAAGTCCTTCGTGTTTAACCTTGGCATCAATCCAAGCTTCGTTCCATTGATCTACTAGTTCTTCTGGCGGAGTAATTGGGTGTTCTTGAGTCATTGTTGAACCTCGTAGTGTGTAGAACTAGCCGTTCTCCAGTTCAAGCTTGATCGCAGCCTGGAAATACCCAGCCACTTTCAACCGGCGGTAGGCAGGACCAGCCTCCTCGGACTGCTTGTTCTCGATGTTTTCGTACTCATGGCGTGCTTCCTGGAGCGCTGCCATGGTGTCGATATTGAGCATGTGCAGCTCGGTATCTGACAACTCCGAGAGCTTGTCCAAGTAAACCGTCCGCCCGTTCAGCAGATACGAGCGGTAGAACGGCACCATTGAATTTTCAGTCATCAGCCGAAATAAAGTTTGCGTCGTTCATCGACCCAGGCATCGTAAGCAGCCCGGTCGGAGAACATGTGCTTGAACACGTCAGGCACTTCCGTACTGGTACGCCGAGGCTGCCGGCGCAGCTCGTGCATATCGTGCCAGTTGTAGCCGCGTGACTGCCTGTAGTAGTCCTCGTGTGCGTCGTAATTCATGCAAAAAAATTGGGATCTTGCTGCCTCAACCGGGTGAGATCCGTGAGTCTCAACTTGAGAATCTCGTGGATGGCCAGGTTGGCTAAGCGGGTGGAGCTGATGGTGTCGCTGGTGGCGAACACGTAGATGAGGTGGCGGTAAAGCTGGGTCAGAGTTTTGATCCTGACCCAGTGGGTATCGCCGGGGATTGGCTCCAATCCTGCATACCAATCGTCATACTCAGGATGGTTACGAAGCTCGCGGGCTTCAGTCGTACCAATCAGACGTGTCGATTGGAGCCCAGTCATCGACGCGCTCGGTGAGCATGGCTCGGAGTTGTGCATCAGTGGCTGGAATCAAATCTTCATCTGAAAAGTAGAGGGTGCCTCGGCACAAGGCAGGCCCCCATTCGGGCGGGTCAAGTTGCGTCTGCGCATAGACCAAAACAGCGTCATCAACAACGGCATCGACAACGAGATGGTCGTCTTCAAATCGCAGCTCCTCAATGTCCAGTACCTTCACTTGACCTCCTGAGCAGTTTCGCTGGTTTCATAACGAGCCAGCCACATGTCCCAGCTCATCTTCAGGAACTGCTCTAAGTCTTGAAGCTGTTCCAGTTGTTTGATGTCGTAGATCGGGTTGAGGCCGCGTGCCTCCATCTTCGTGATCTTTTGCTGGAGCGTGATGATGCCCCAGTTGACCGCGAAGTACCACGGACTGAGCTTGGTGTTTTCGACTTGAGTGTGCAGCGTGTCCATTTGTAATTCAGTAGTAGAGGCGCCCGTCTCTCCGGGCGTGCCCTTAGTGTTGCACACGAACAGCCCAAGCGCAAGGCCGGGCTGTCGCATTTCGTTACAACCGCGTGAGGTAGACGGTGACTGCCAGCATCCCCAGCAGCCACGTCAACCCGAACACGATCACGGGCGGGATCACGTTGGAACCCCTAGCTCCTCCGGCTGGTACTGCGTCAGCACGCATACGTCCGCGCCTTGCTTGAGGGCCGTGCCAACGACGTAGTGGAACTGATCCTGTGCATCCTCGGATTCCTGGATCTGGTACTCCTCCACTTCGTAGGCCATGCCCTTGCGATACCAGGAGACCCGGATCACGGCCATCAGCTCAAACGGAATGTCGCCAACGGTGTATCCCAGGATTGGCTTCCTGGGACGCTTCGGCTGGGGCGGTTCAGGCTTAGCCACGGGATCTCTCCAAAAAGCCCATGCGACGACGCGCATGAGCCCTAGGAAAAAGTTAGGCGTCTGGAACGTCACACGCTTTTAGCTGTAGTCCACAATGCGGTCGGATTTCCCGCGATTACAGTCTGAACAGAGAGTCCGCAAATTGTTTGGATCGTTACTACCGCTTTTAGAAACTGGGATGGTGTGATCTACTTCCAGCAAAGCGCCGTTTGCAGGAGAAGCCCCGCAGTCAAGACATCTGAAGCCATCCCGTTCCAAGATTTGGTGCCGTAGACGCGCAGATACGTTACGTTTTACTTGGATACGTTTATAGTATTTAGCGGCTACTTTTATACCCTTAAACTCTACATTAGTAGCCCGCAAGTATATGTTTGACTGCTTACATATGTCCTCAAATGCTTGACACAGAAAATAAATGCAAGAATCTCCGTACAGCCTCGTGTTTTTAGCCGCCATATGCGCAACCCACTCGTACACATCAGCGGTGTTGTTTACGTGTTCAAGGTCTATTTCGTAGTCCATCGCTTCGTGATATAGACAGTAATACACTTTGCCCTCAAATTCTGTGACTTCAAACGACCACGGACCCCAAGTTTTGTTCAAATTTTCTGATGTTTTTACATGTGTTTCTGGTAAATCGCTTAAAGATATGGGCTTTACGTATTCCGAATCGTACTTAGCTTGTTCAGCTTTAACGACTTCCGTGTAGGGGTTTTTGAAAGGCATAAGATCAACGGAGCAAGCTCCGGACGTAGGTGGACGGGGCAATGCGGCCACTGGAGTGGCGACGCATTGGGAGGGGTGGCTGCCCCTCCCTTTGCCGTGCGTGGAGCCTAGCTCCAGAAGTCAGCGGCTTCCTGCATCAGCTGCGCAAGCTCAGCTGGTGTGCGCTTCTCGCGCGTGAATAGCTCGCCAGATTCGTGTCCGTTTCCTTCAGATCCACTGGCAGACAATGGCTCTGACCGATCCGGGTGTCCGTTTCTGTCCGTTTCTGTCCGTTTCGTGTCCGTTTTTTGCTCCAAAGCGGCTTCAACCGGAAAAACGGACACGTTTCGGACAAAAACGGACAAATCCGGACACGCGCCAAGCTCAGACTCCGCTCCAGCACTGGATTCCTCCTCTTTTTGGACAGTTTCTGGTCCAACCCCCCTGCGCGCGGAAACAGCCTGGAACGTCTTGTAACTGGCTTTCCCCTGGGTCGTAACCAGTCCTCGGTCCACCAAACGGTCCAAGGCTTTGCGGATCCCCTCCACGCTTCCCCCCACCACTGGATCAGCGTTTAGCTCCTTGCGAGTCATTGGTACACCCCGCGTCCGAAGGCGCTGGAGCACCCGATCCACGATGGAAGCGGGAGACCCCTCCTCCACACCCTCGGCAGGCAAATCCTTCAGCTCAAAGGTCAGGTCAGCTTGCTGGCGCAGAACCAGTTGCTTGCCCTCGTTACCCTCGCGGCTCTTGTTGATGGTGATAAGCCGCGCAGCAGCCCCTACGCGCTCCTTCTCGCCCTTGTCAGGGCGTCGGATAGCCCAAGACTCATCCACACCGTCTTCGAGGGCTGTGGTGCCTCTGAAGCCGCCCTCCTTGTTGGCGTGGTGGATGAAGACGATGGTGGTCGCCGGAAAGCTCTCGCCGTTTTCTGCGCTGTACCAGTACAGAGGCTCCGCGTATTCAGCCTTGTTCTGGTCAAAGGCGCAGCCCCGCATACAGGCTGTCACCGAATCCCACACCACGAGCTTGGGACGGTGCTCCTCGATCTGCTGGATAAACCACGGATACCAGAGCATCGACACCTTGTTGCGCACGATCACCGGGTCATCGGCGGTGAAGTCCAGCTCGCGGAACTGCTTGCGCATCCGGCGGCTGTTTTGATCGCCGTTAAGCCACAGCACCGTGCCTTGCTCAACTGGAACCTCTTGCCCTTGAACGGAAAACGGAATCCCGCGAGCAATGTGCTTGGCCAGCGTCAGCACCGCCATCGTCTTGCCGCAGCCGCCACGACCGTGCATCAGCACCGTGCCGGGCTTAGGCAGCAGATCGGGAATGAGGTATTCGATCGGAGCCTCCTCAGCGGCAAAAATTTCACTGAGGCTGCCGCCTTGCGAACCACGCTTGTACTCCTGATCCGCAATGATCAGCCGCACAACAGCGGCAGCGTCCCTGTAACCAGCTTCGAGCGCGATCTCGTGGAGCTTGTGCTGCACTTCCGAAGGATTCGGCAGCGCCATCGCTGCAGTGCCGCGATTGACGATCTCTTCGTGCGAAAGACCAGTGGTGCGAAACCGCTGCACCCGATCTTGCTCAGCGTCTTGAACAACCTTCCGCAGGTCTTCGGACAACCAAAGCCGCCCTGGCATCTGCTGGTCCGCCATCCAGAACAGCGTGCCAAGGCTTACCGGCCCCTTGCGAAAGGACTTCCAGACCTCTTCACAGGGATTGCCGTCCGCCCAATCCTGAAAAAATTCGGGGTCTTCCGCAGACCACGCCGACCAAAGCGTCAAACCGAGGTCAGTCGGCAACTCCGAGTGGATCGCCATCCCCACCTTGACCCAGTGATCACGGCTGCCACTGCCTTGGCCCGGAATCACCCGCAACGCCGACTGGATGATCTCAGCCACCTCAGCTGGTTCTCTATCCGAGAAATCCAGCGCCTTGCGGTTCTTAATGAAGCCGCCATCCTGCACATCCTTCCCACTGGCATCCCGCATTTCCGCCAGCAGCCACTCAGGAGCCACCGGAATGGCCTCCATGTCGCCTTCAAAGCCGTAATGGCCTGCCGGAGCCTTCCCATCACTGGAGCCCGGATAAGCCCCGTAGAGGAGCCCCTGACGGCCCCAGAGCACCTCATAACCAGCGCCGGTATCACTCAACCCAAAACCCTTCACCGAGGCCCACAGAGCCTCAGGAACGCGGAACAGATACTTAGCGGCGTTGGCTTTAGTCGAGGTGATGACTGGAGCACCCTCAAGCGAGTCACCCCACTTCTTTTTCAAACGGCTGAGATTCCGATCCACATCGAGAATCACGAGTCCAGCACTGCGAGCGCCAGTGAACGCCCCCACCGCCTGGAACACATCAGGCTTGCGCTCAATCTGCAGCGCCACATCCGAAGGCGCCATCACCGTGTGATGACTGCGCTCTAAGGGCGTCTTGCCCTTGCTGATTTTCCCGGACTGGATCGCCTTGCCCTTGGCGTAAATCGGGGCATAAGCGATTCCTGCAGGCAGCTGGCGCACAAACGCCAACAGCTCCTGCGTCTTACTTTGAGACATGCTAGACTCTCACACGAGAATGTTCATCACGCCCTACAGCCTTCTGGCCGTAGGGCGTTTTCTCATGCTAGCCAGCTCGTCAATCCCGTGTTACTGTATTAGACGTTGCCCTCGGGCGACCACCAAAACGCACCAAACAAATGCCTTTCCTGTCCAAAACCGCTTCGGCCGCAGTCAGCTCTAATGCCACAGGCGGCGGATACCTCAGCCTTAGCAAACTGCCCGATGGCGGCAGCGTCCGCTTCGCCCTACTCACTGACGAACCTCTGGAGTTCTACGAATCCTGGGGCCAGTCCAACGGAGCTTCTAAACCCTTCCGCTTTGAATACGAGCCAACTTACGAAGATGTCGTGGCTGAAATGGGCGATTTCGAGCCCCGAGAAGGCCGAGGAGGCCCCGGAACAGCCGACGTAAAGTTTGCCATCGCTGTCCCTATTTATTCATACGACACGGGTAAAGTTCAGGTTCTGCAGATCACCCAAAAGTCAATCCTCAAAGAGATCGACCAGATCTCCCAGATGGAGGACTACGAAAACCTGCTGGAGTGGGACTTCACCATCGGCAAAAAGGGCTCGGGCCTGCTGACTGAGTACACGGTGCGCCCCGTACCCCGCAAAAAGGGCAGCCAAGAGCACATCGACGCCGCTTGGCTGGAAGCCAAATCCGAAGGCTTCGACATCACGCGCCTGCTCACCGGAGGCAACCCCTTCAAGGCAGCTTGATATGTACGGGTTGTGTCATGTGTGCCGGTTTTATTTTCCAAACCCTGTTTCAGGTAATGCCGGTCAATGTCGTCGATACGCACCTAAGCCGTCTGATAGTGAGCACAACACTCATTGGCCTTATGTAATGCCTGAGGATGGTTGCGGCGACTGCAAGTTGAAGGACTACTAAAAGTTGCCCCGCCGTAGCGCGGGGCTTTTTTAGTGGTATTATCAGATTGGGAAAGAATAACTAAATGGCCTCCAACACCCAAGACACGCTGGCAGGACTGCGTAAATGGAGGCTGGAGCAAGACAATTCAGGCCCCTTCCGGGTCTACCGAGACATTAACGGCAACATCTACCACTCTGTTACACACATCCTTAAAGAGACAAGCGACAAAACCGGGCTGGAGCGCTGGGAAGCCCGCCTCGGCCCAATAGAAGCCACTCAACAGCGCAATGTTGCCGCCACCCGAGGCAACATGGCCCACTCTCAAGCGGAGTATCTCCTCAAAACCTCAATGCAGCTGGCACGATCCACTGCAAACAAACGCAATTCAATCCGCTGGGACGAACAAGGACTGGCGCGTATCCCTGCCCCCATCACGCAGTGGGCACTTAAACGCGTAAGGCCCAATGTCCCCCGAGTTGGCTGGAGCGCCTCCGGCTACGCCCGCAGCTTGTCTGACTGGATCGCCGAGAACGTGACCGAAATTTTCGCCTCAGAATTTTCCATCCATCATCCCGCTGGTTTTGCTGGGACAGCTGATGCCTTGATTGGCATGAAAAACAATGAGCTTGTAATAGCTGACTGGAAAACTAGCGTTGGGCGTAAGACAAAAATCGACGAATACGGCTTGGAACGTTTACCACCAGGCCACAGCTACATCGACCAGTGCGGAGCCTATTCACTGGGCTTGAAGCATCTCACAGGCTTAAAACCAACTGGAGCAGCCATTATCTTGGCTCGCCGCTGTGGTGCTCCAAACGTGCACTACATGTCAGCCGCCGAGATTAAAGAGGCCGAGGAGTCATTCATGGCGCGAGTTGAACAGTATTTCAACAATCTCGCCCAAGCCATTCAAGTCTCATAGTGAGACTCACTGGTACAATGGTTGCCTGAGCGTGGCTGGAACCACCTCAGGCCGGACAACCTCTCTAACAGGCCGTCATGTCACACTCTAACGTGCG